AGCCTTGATTTTACTGGTTTTCTACTACCATCCTTATCAAAGCCTTGCTAAATAAAGGCTTTTTCTGTTTGTCGTTATTATACCGTAACGGCATACTCATGCAACAATTCTTTATGAGGCAGGTGTTCCAATGCCACTGATCCAGAAAAGACTCGGGCATATTAATATTCAGACAACAAAACGCTACACAGATCATGTTACTAAGAAAATGCTTTCTATGCTTGATGAAGTAATAAATGGTGACAACATTGACAACAACTTAGAGTAAATGTTGTCAATATGTTGTCAAAACACAAAAATCGGGAGCCGAACGACTCCCGATAAATTTTTGTAAATCTCGTAAAACCTAGAATCTACCTGCCTTAGCAGCCTCTTCTACGGAAACTGAAACGCTCTGAAAATCCGCTTAAATACTGGATTGTTCAATTTATTTGTGTATTACCTGTGTATTTCTAAATCTACTTATAATATAAACAACTTTTGTTTTTTATTTTCTACACAAGTTATTTACTCTTAATAAGTTTACCTCTTTTCAGCAAATTAATCAACTTCGTATTCTGTGATGCGCCACCTTTGTAATTTTTAATGCCGTTTAAAGTTGCAATTTTCTCCCTGTTTTTCTTCGAAGAATTGATTTTTAATGATTTCAGGGCATCTACAATCGAACTGGATTTTCCACGATATTTAGGATAATATACAGTCTTTGTCTTAGCCGGAGTTTTCTTAGTCTCTTCAACCTTTTTACTCGTTGGCTCTTTATACACTACATTTAAGTCAAAATTACCAGAGTTGCCAGTCGAAATGACTTTCGGAAACCTACCAGAGCTAGTATACTGCCATGCAATATTGGCCGCGTCTGGCTTTTTCTCCTGATCTGGTGCAGTTGCAATCTGCATACGTTTGTTTGAGTTGTAATATCTTGCAATCCACCAATTGTTACACTTTACGAGTTTTCTATCAATATGTTCGTTGTAATAACTCATGCCGGTGTAAACGCCGAACAGATAACCTCTCTTCTCTACAACCTGCTGTGCGGCGTTAACGATTTCGGCAATCTTTGTTTTACTTAGGCTTGCCTGCGCTTTATCTTCCAGGTCAAACCACACGCCATAGACAAAATGTGTTTTGTCAATCTTATCAAGAATATCGCAGACAAGTTTCATGTCACTTTTAGCTTTTGTGGCTGTAGTTGCGTAGGAATAATTATATACTCCCCACGCAAGCTCATTTTCATTGCAGGCCTGATAATTTCTGTTGAAACCGTTATCAATCTTTAAATCTTTGCGAATAATCTTTAAGATAGCTCCCTGACATCCGTATGCCTTTGCCTTCTCCCAGCTTACGACTCCATTATAACTCGATACATCAATTAATTTCTTCATGTTTACTCCTCCTCTTTTGGCAATTCATCTGTCATATCATCTAAAAATTTCTGTATGTACTCTTTCATTCGCTCCGGAACAGGTAAACCGCACAGGGTCATATTCTTTAAAATGCTAACAGCTTCATACAATACAAATAAAAGGCAGAAAAATTCACATACTCCCATCTTCTGAATGCCCAACAACTGAATATATTTATCCGGAACCATAAACAGAACATTGATATGCATAATAATATCTGTCAACATTAATAGACCTACAGAGAGCAACATGGCTACCTTTCTGATTGCTCCGTCAATTCCCACACAAGAATTAAATTTGTGTTCCTTGATTGCACGCAGTACTCCCAGTATTGTATCCAGGGCTACCGCAATCAATAAAATCTCAAAAAATGAATTTCCTGCTAACAATTTAAAAACTTCATGTAACATAATCTTTTCCTCCTATTTCACGATAACTATTCCTCTGTACTTCTCGTTCGTACATTTTTTCTTGTTTTCTTTTTCGACTGTCGTTACGTTTTTACGCCCATCAGAGAATCTCCATACCTTATCTGTCCTATTGTCTTTAAGCAAAACAACTGTGTGAATCGGATTGCCCTCTTCGAATAAAATCATATGCCCTTTCTTAAGATGTGCTTCAAGTCTATCATTACTCATAATTCTATGATAGACAGCCGGCTTTCCCGAGCAGATCATGTTGATTCCCCTCGCAATTTCCGTCAGCGGATACTTTGCACCACATTTCAGTTTTCTTCGAGCGTACCGCAATGTCTGCTGCATATTTTTCTTAACGCCCTTATAGCGTAAAGCCATATAAAAAGCGACAAGGCTACAACCATGTCGCTTGATAAAATCCGTTTTAAAATTATGCTGTGAAGGGACCGGGATAATCCGGCCGTTGTCTAAGATAACCCTCCACGGAAATCGCTTTTTTTTATCCTTATTTGCTACTATTTTCATTCAGATTACCTTTACAGATTGCTACTTTACTCCACCGGCCGTGGTATTTTCCGAACACCGGGCGAATACGGATGTAATAATTCTGATGAATATGTGCGCACGGTTCGTCATTTAAACTGCACGTGTATTCCCTCGTTGCACTACCCCAGTTTGGACCACCTTTCTGATTATGCACATCTTTTTTAAATTTTTTATCCGGTGAAATCTGGTGCTCGTACCCTGTCGCATTTTCCAAATGCGTCCATTTATACATAAATTTTCGTTCATTTTTTCCAATTGTGTTGTAGCTGATAGAAATTTTTATCGGCTTATGTGTCACAGCCCGTACAAAATTTTTATAGTTTTCTGTACGATTGTAATTCACCGTTCTAGCAGACGTATAAACCGGAAATAACAGACAGCACATCATCATTACACATAAAATCATTCTCTTTTTCATAACTCTTCTCCTTTATTTTTCTGAATTATCAGTTACCAATTCCTCAAAACCACTGTCAATCAAAATTTCTTTCACTTTTTCTTTTAACAGTCTCGGTACATCCTTGTACTCTTTTTTCCCTAGCATAATCTGCTGCGCCCATAACATCGCCATCATTTCTTTACCTCTACTTTCTTTAATGTAAAAATATGTTAACAGTTTTAACATTACTGATAGACCAACTCGCTCATTTCGAGCAGGCATTCCTTCAGCATGTTGTTTTCTTCTTTTATCTCTGCAATCATTTCCAGTGCTGTTTTCTCTTTTTCCGGTTCATAGTCTAAATATTTCGCCGAATCAGCAGCAACCATCTCCTGCGTAATCACAGATGAATCAATATTAAATTCGTTCATGTCATAGCGAAACTGAACAAATTCATTTTCCTCGCATTTCTGCGTGACTTCTTCAACGGAATTTAAATCATAGATAAATACATCCGCCGTGCCATCTGGAAGCGAAAAATAATCATAGCTTTTTGTCAAACGGCTGGTAAAATAGCCTTTGCTTCGCATCTAATCACCTCTTTTGCTCTGTTTAATGTTCTTTTTATGTTATATTTCCTCGAAATCATCACTGAATCAGAATTTTTAACCATGCCGTTACGGGAGATTATCTTATTTGCTACATTTCTGCACATTGTTCTCGCTTTATTTTTATATCTCACAAGCAATCTTCTAATTCTTTTCCAGTTCCTTTTTCTGATTGTTGTATGTGTTCTCGTGATTTTATAACCCATCATGTCGATTGTTTCCGAACCTCTATGATAATTATTCTCGCTCTTAAATCGTATCCCTAATTTTCTTTTCAGAAAATCATGTAGCATTTTGCGTGCCTTCTTTAGATTTTTAAGATTTGGTGAAAACAAAATAATATCATCCATGTAGAAAAGCTTCTTTGAGATCATATTAATTCGCTTCCCTCTTCGGAGTGTGTAACAATGATTATCAATGTAGTGCCAGGCGTATGACAGATAGTAATTTGCTAAATACTGACAGAGATACGAGCCGATACACAGCCCTTCTTCGTATGTATCTAAGAGGCGATAGATAACTTTCAAAATTACTTCATTCTTAATATCCCTTGCAAGTAATTTCTTTAACCTGTCACGCGGGATACTCGGATAATAATGATAGATATCCTCTTTGCAGTAATACTTTGTTGCTGACTCTTCCTTTCTTATCCATCGCTCTATTGCTTTCTTGCCGAAGATTTGACCTCTTCCTTTAATACTTGCACACTGATACGGTCCGATTTTTGCATTTAACATCGGTTTAATCGCATTAATCACGATGTAATCATAAACCTGTTGTTTAATGCTTGCGATGCCGATTCTTCTCTCTTTCCCACTCGCTTTATCAGTTCGATTCTGATAATGAATTTTTCTAAGAGGTATACAATTATTATTGATCTCCTCTAATAAGTCCTTAGAGATTACAGGAAAGAGGGTCTTTTTAACATTCTTTCTCGCTTTAGTATCGCTATATACATAGTGACGGATTGATTTTGCCGCATCGTGTAGGCTTTTATCCGTCATTTTATGACGAATAGCATATCCCGCAAGGAAATAAGCTACATCCTTACGCCTCCATCTTCTTTTTAAACAATCACTTAAACATTTTCTTATGTATTCTTCCGTGAATACAAAATTTTTGCAAAACCGTTTCATTTACATCCTTTCGTTGTATAGCATAGACTTTCATTTCTATTACTAGCCTACCGGTTTCATATACAATTTTTAGACTACAACTTTAGTTGAGCCTAAGGAGCTTTCGCTGTCCTGCCAAGGTACGAAATACGTGTCAAAAGTTATTTTAGATGTATAATTTTTTCGAATTGCGACCGCCGATATTCCACCTGTAGTTCCCAAGCCTGTTGTTCAGATTCAGGTAGAACAGCCCGCAGGTATCCCTGTTCCTGAGATTGCCAAACGACTGGAGCGGTGCTGACACGCAAACCCTAGTTAATGATGGGAGGAATCCCCTCTTCCTTGCGGAATTCACCCCTCTTGTAAAACCGCGTTGACAGAAAGGCGACCGCCGATATTCCACCCGCAGCTCCCAAGCCAGTTGCCCAGATCCAGGCAGAACAGCCCGCAGGCATCCCAGCTCCAGAGACTGCCAAACGACAGGAGCTCTCTCGTGTCTCCGACACTACCACTCAGATTTACCGCATCGCCGCATCCTTTCGAACTACCGCTACCACTTTCTCCACAGCTTGCTGCACATAGATATCCATTCTTAAAATTTAAATGCGTAATATAGTTCCATGTGTTTTTGCTTGTTATGCTAATCTCCGATAACTTAATATAGCCTGCTTGATTCTGTTTAGGAGCCGTTACCGCCTTTGTTGCATCTGCTAATCCATAAATCTCGCATGTGTTATCGCCAGTAATGATGCTAAATCCAGACATAATCTCATAGATACCCAGCTGCATCTCGATGCCTTGAAAAACGATAGGATATCGTCTGTTCGTGAGACCTGCGACCGTAGGACAAGGGCTTCCTGTCCGACCTTTCACATCCTTGTTAAATCCGGTTCTCCAGTGCATCGAGGACATAATGCATCTTAATTGCGTATCTCCAGATTCCTGATGTATCGTCGAAAACGCATCACAATCAAGATAAACTGCCTTGTTATTATCATCTAATGTTTCAATTTTTAAGACTTTAACATCAAATGCAAGCTCGTGAATTCGCTTATCATATCTATCTGCAGAACGACTTGAACCGCTCATATATTCATGTCCAACGGATACATAACTACCGACTTCGATATTAGATGCCTGCGAATTTGTGACAGGAAAATAAGTATGCAGCTCATCGCTTTCAATCGAGGCAATAAACTGAAAATTATTACCTGTACATCCTGTCATTGTTTTATCGCTATTGATATCTCCGAACATTAAGAGCCATGTGGTCTGGATATATCCGTTATCTAAAAACGAGGCTAGCGAATAGTATTTTCCGCGTTTTTTCATGTGCGTAATGCTGTCATTCATCGAAATAGCTTTTGTTGCGGAATCACTCGTTCGAAATGCGCATCTTTTATTCGGCTGGGAATGTAATAAACCGTCTTCTCCCTTGACGAGAGGATATTTTGCAATCAGGAAGAAAGGATTTTTTGTGCTGTCTAAGTTGTATGCTAATTTGTTGAGTTCATAGCCTTCACGAGGGGTGAAACAACGAGAATATCTCATGTATCCGTTGCCCAGGTCTGACCATTTTTCATAAAAAGCAAGACCGCATACAAATACGTCTACACTGCCTGTCTCTGAGAAATTATCATCCCCCTTTACTGCTGTGATTTTTTTGATTCCGTTATCATCCACAATAGCATTTACATCGATCGTCTTAAACCATGGAAGTTCCTCGTAGTCATTTTGACGATGTTCTGCGGCTGTGGAAGGTAACGCAATTAATCCGGCGTTATCATCCGATTTAATCCCTGCACTGCCCTGTGTTCTCTCCCAGAGCGGGATATCGATTGAATACACTTTATCCGTATAAGCAAGCAAATTAAACATTGTATTGATTCGGTTAATGTCGCTTAAGAACGGTTCCGCTACTTCCTGAATTGCTGTTTTCTGTTTATTACCCTCATCAGTAACTGCTTTTACTTTTGTATCCCCTGCGGTATTGACTGCGTTTTTCTGGCTTGTGCCGGCCGTGTTAATCTCGTCTGTTTTTTCTGTCGCAAGCTCTTTAATGTTTTTTACAGCAGTGTCTTTTTCTGTTTGTAAATCATTCAATGCTTGAGAACTTTTTGTGTCAAATTCGGTGTTTATTTGTGTCATGCTCGTGACTTTCTCTTCTCCGGCGGTTGTTACAGATTTTAACTGCTTTGCTCCTTCCGACGTTACCGCCTGCGTTGCTTCGGATTTAGCTGTAGAAATATCAGAAATCGCCTGCGTTGCTGCGGTTCTTACACTTTCTGATGCTTTTTCCGCTGCATTTTTTGCCTCTGATGCATAGTATGCAGCATTATCTTTCTGCCGATCAGGATAGTCTGCGTGGCCATGCGCCCAAGACTCCGCCTCTTTCGCCGCTCCGGTTGTAGTTGCTTTAGTCTCATCAAAATAATTCATAATCTGTTCATACAATGAAGGAGGCGGTTCCGGGATGTCCCCCTGCCGGTATCCTGACTCGTACAATTTAATTGTTACTGCGTTTGCAGTTATCATATCGCTCGCAACAACTGACACGGTAAAGGATGTGCTCGTAAGCACCTCGGCAGGAATCAAGCATGTATTCGTCTCTCCGAGCAAAATTGAAATTTGCTCATTGCCTTCATTATGAAACAATGCGATTTTGCTTACACCCGCCCAGTCTTCTGTTTTAAATTCGAATTCTGCATATAGATAATTTCTACTGTTACGGACGGGTACGAAAGTATCTGTCCTGGTAATAATCTGATTATTTACAACAAAGTGTAATACCGGCTGCATTTTCATCCCCCCTTCTATAAAATTCTTGGGATTAACATTAGTTCTAGGTATGTTTTACTAGTGATATCCTTAGACTCTCTCCGTATTTCAAAATGTTGTTGTTCACCCGCATTAAGATTAAACCGTTGTATTTTCCCTTCTGAATATTTATATGCTACTGCGGTTCCGGGTCTATAATAATAATAGACTATCACCCCTTCCGGAATAATAATTGCTAACTTTCTTGAGGTCTTCACACTAAAAGTAGTGCTCTTTAAAACTGAAGAACTTAACGCAAAAGTCAAATCTATTATGTCAGTCAATCCTTTTATCTGCCCCCTTACTGCTGCTCCCGCAGTGTCATACGTTGTGCCATCTACACCGACTCTCACATCCACTAATTCGTTTGTATAATCTGGAATTTTTACTTTTCCGTCATAATCTAATATGTGTATAGTCGTATAAAGTGTTATCCACGTATCATCAAAATTGGCTTCTCCAGTGAAAGAAATCGTATCACCCTCATTTAAGCTAACAATAAAATTTGTAAATTCTTCGTCAGTCTCTCCCACTAAACTAATCATGTATTCGTTTTTTTGTACATCATTAATTTTTAACCTTGCATATTGTCTACCCGTGGACGCATTTACACCGGTAACTTGAACTTTACAATCAAATGAATACAACCCACTTTTTTTAATCTGAATCTTCGAATCACTGGAAATTGTTATGAAATTTCCTAAATTTTCAGATTTAGAACTAATGTTTTTAAAAACATTTAAAGTTGTCTCTGTAGTAGATGCCTGCGCATCATTTTTACATGACATTAAAAAATTATCTGCTGTATATTCTACAAAATTATCTGGCTTAACTTTAACCAAGTTATCAATTCTTTTACGCTCTGTATCTACATCTGATTTACGATCGGCTATTTCTCCATCGAGATTAGATGATATTTTATTTATTTCTCCCACTGTCGCCGCTACACTATCCGGATGCCCTGTCGCATCTTTATAGCATTGTTCTATCGCATCATGAATACTATCTCTTACTTCTTCTCCGTAAACGGCTTCTTTTATCTTTTTCAGATACTCATTTATAAGTCCCATCTTTTCTCCTTTCTACTCTATACGTTTCCACATATAACAAGTAATGTACGGCTGCATATTGTTGTGTGCATTACCGCCTCCTGCATTCTCCATCGTTGCACTTGCCGCATGGCTATGCGTTGCATCAATTTTAAATCCGTCTTTGTATTTTGTTGTTTTACTTGTACCACTCGGATAAAAAGCACTATCGTCACCTGAGGCGCTACATATGCCCGTTACCGTGTTTCCTGGACCCCAATCTGCTCCCTGTCCAGCAAAATTATGCACTGTACCTATAAGTTGTTTTTCTGTAATGTTAACTGTTGTAGAATGTTTGTGTGACGCTAATTCGTCTGTTGATAATTTATGTGTTTTTTCTCCACCGCTTTTCTCTACAGTTGAAAAGTCACTGTCAGATGTATCCACTCCCACAGGTACTCGACCAGTTCCCCAGGCTGCCCATGTGCCTCCGAAAAGTTTTTCCGGATTCGTGTCGTTTATGCTCATATAGATGCTACCGATGGGATAGATTGTGTTGAATGTGATTTCTCCTGCTGCCTTTATTGCTTCTGCGGCATTTTTCTCGGCTGTTGTTGCCCTTGCTGCCGCTCCGCTTGCTACTGCCTCTACACTTTTAATTCCGCTATTATAAGTATTCTGGGTCTCTATCAAAGTTTTTATAGTTGAACCTAAGGTTACCTTACAATCACTAACATCTTTCAAATTTTTACTTACTTTGCTTACTTGCATATATGCGTTTATTCCGTGTGGTTTTGACCTGACTGGAAGCTTATCTCCGACATTAATATTTTTTACATCATATCCTAAGTCTTTCAGGTCTATTGCTGTAAGTTCAATCGTTATAGATAAATTTACGAGTTCTTTAATATCTTCCTTAGCTCTTTCTAACAATCTCGATGGACTTTCAACATCCGAATAGGAAACTGTACCAAATATCTTTCCAAAAGCTTTAACCGCTTCCAAATCACAAATATAATCCACATTATTATTCACGCTTGAGATTGTTACTGGTCTTCCTATTGCACTATTTGTTGCTCCAAGCGGTATAATGCATGTTTTTATGTCATCTGCCTTTATATATTTGGTAATATCTAAGATATTCTTGCCAAACGTCACTGCCTGCCCCGTTTCATCGTCATATTCCTTCAGGTAATCAATATAATATTCCCCTTTTTCTTCTCTTGTTCGGATATATCCCCCGTAAACATTTAATAACTTATCATCAATTGCTGTTCTGGTATCTTTATAATCGCTTTCATCATACTTGGCTTTTTCACCCGCTACCGTCACGTTGCCAATTCTAAATTGTTTTTCAGGTTCTACTTGCTCATTGTGTTTCCCAATATACAATCGAAAAAGTTCACTCGGAGTATATTCTCCTTTATATGGCCGCTGAACAGAATCAAGAAGATATGCCATATTTCCTTCACAGGTTATTGTCTTCTCTCCTTCAAAATCAATTTCTTCATCTAATACTCGAGAACAGAAGATTTCTTTTTCGTTGCCCTGAGTGTCAAAATCAATTATCCGAATTATCGTTTTTAATTTTTTGAAAGAATCGTAAAATGGATTATCCGAATATACAGAAAAAGTAAAAGAACCATTTTTATTTAACTCTGTATCTAATTTAGGGTCGGCAATTTGTCTTGTCGAATCCCACGGATGATATAAATATTCATCTCCAATTTTTACTTTATACATTACAAACTGCCTCCACGATAATCTACAGATACCGTTCCATTCCCAGTAAATATCAGCGTATTATCTCCTTCCCCTAACAATAAGTCAGGGGATTTACTCTTGCCTTTTAGAAGATTGTAAATTATACCATTATAACTTACCGTCATTTCTTCGCTACAATCAAATACCGGGATAACCCTCATTGTTCTTCCTGGAATAATAACTTCCAAGTTTCCTTTCACTTGCAAATCTTTATAATTCCTAACAATTCCTGTTTCAAAATTAAAAGAATCCCACAACCAATTTTCTAAGGATGAATACAACTCTAATTTATACGGATCACGATTTACTGTTATCTCCACAGAGCTATATCTTCTATTCAATTTCTCTGTGTTCACAGAAACCCTACCTTCATAAAAAAAATCATCTTTCCCAAGAACTACCCTCATTCTTTTTCCATGCAGCGTATTCCTTAACTCACTTGCTCGCATAAGCCATAAATCGTAGTTGCCATCTTTAAAATCAAATGTGAGTTTCATTGTTGTATTTTTGTAGACAGGAAATCCTGTTAGTGCATCTGTCAAATCTAAATCTCCATTCCTCCCAGGAATCTCCTTGAACTTCTCATCTACTTCTGCGGTTCCTGGATCAATTGATAATGCACGTAATCCGAAATCTTTATACATGCTGTAATCTCCAATCTTTACATCAAACATCAATTTCTCCTTTCTGCTTTCGTCTGCTCCGTTCCAAGATTCTTATTTACATATGGGGTTATTCGTTTCCCGACTTTCTTTCCGTCCAGCTCTACAGTCGTATGAATCTCTGCATTCACTTCAACGGGCTTATTATCCTGTACAATTACAACTTGCTTATTTCTACCCTGCCCGTTATAGTCTGGCGTATCTGGATATTCTACAGACTCAACCTTCTTTCTCATAGCATCCAAAGAAACATCAATGTCCTTTTCCATCTGTGCTGTTGCCTGCGGCATATATTTTTCAAATGCCGCTGCCAATCCAAGAGGAAGATATTTACCAATCTTATCTCTCATTATTCTTGAAGGAGATTTGATTTTTAATTTCTTCTTCATACTCTTGATTAGCTGGCTACACATCTCATTTACGGCCTTTGTCATTCCTTTGGTTTGTGATTTCATCCCAGAGATAAAACCTTTCATAGAATTTTGGCCGATTTGATTTAATTGTGTTTTTAATCCATCCAATTTCTTGGATAAGACCGCTTCATATTCTTTTCCAAGATTATCAATATCATCTTTAAAGAAAGCTTTTCCAAAACTATCAGAACCATTGTAAATTTCATTCCATTTACTTATGTACTGTTTAAAATCTTTTGTACTTAAAGATTGCAGATACTCCATGTAATCGTTAGCATTTGCAACATCCATCCCTAGAATCTGCTCCATCAATGATACAGGGATTTTATTCTTTAATGCCTTGATTCTGTTCTGGTAATTTTTGATTGCTTCTAAATTTCCATCGAGGTCATACAGAGAGCCTGTACTTCTCAGTTTAGAAATCATATTGCTACGCTTCTGGATTAAATCATCGTATTTTTCCTGATACTTCTTAGATAGTTCTTCAATATCTTTCTCTGCTTGTGATACGATTTTCTTTTCCTGCTGCTTTAGCGCATTGCCATAAACGGTAATCATAGATTTTCCTAAACTGGAATAAGTATCTGTGACCGCTTTTTTCTTCTTTTTAACCTCAGCAAGCTGTTTTTCTAAAGATTTTGTACTCTTCTTATCTTTTTTAGCTTTCTTAATCTGCTTATTTAAGCTCTTAATCTTTTTGTCGTACTTATCTGTCTCTTTATTCTTCCCAGACTTAATCTGCTTATTTATCAGATTCTTTCCTGCTGTCGTTGCCTTAGAAACTTGTGAATCAATTGCAGTAGATAAACCATCTTTAAAAGTCTTGCCTACTGTTTCAAAATTTCCTTTTTTGCTAGCGTTTTTCGCAGAAGAAACAGCAGTATCACAGAGCTTTTTCATTGTCTTTTTGAGATTCTTCTGCTCTGCATTAACCCCAGCAATGATACCGGTTACGATGTGCTTACCTACTTGTTTTTTAAAAACTCTCGAAGGCGATTTAATCCCTAATGCTTTCTTGGCAGCACCTAAAGCGCTTTTTGCAAGTCCTTGCATTTTACTTATCAAGGAGCCTGCCATTGCTCCAATGCCACCAATAATACCTCTTACAATGTTTGTGCCAACACTTCCCCAACTGATTCCCTTGAACGCATTGACCACTTTCGTTGCAAGACTTTTTGCAGCACTTCCCATCCTTCCGGCCAGACTAAGCAAGCCCGAAATAAGCTTTGAAATAACAGTTTTACCTAAACTCAGCCAATTCACACTTGAAATTGTTGTAAAAATCTTCTGTGCAATTGACCTTGCTACGCTTCCGGCATTGCCGCCCATTCCTCTGATTCCAGAAACTAATTTTCTAATCAGAATCTTTCCAAGATTTAACCAGTCTGTTTTTACAAACTGATTCCAAATGAATGTACAGATATTTTTTGCCGCTCCAACTGCATTTGTGGCTGAACTCTTTAGTCCACTTACTAAACTCTCTATAATACTCTTTCCTGCGCTGAGCAGGTTAATATGCATAAACACGTTATAAATAGCAAGAACAATCTGTGGCAATGCTGCAATTAACTGAGGTATAGCCTGTACAATTCCGATAATCAAATTGGCAATAATTTTTACTCCGGCCGCAATTAACTGCAATAATCCTGTATCAATCGCCGCACAGAATGAATTAATAATCTGTGGCACATACTCAATCAACTGTGGTATTGAGTTAATCAGTCCCTGGGCAATTGATGTGATTATCTGAATGCCTACGGTAATTAACTGCGGGAGTGCGGAGATGAATCCAAGTGCAAGTTGTCCAAGAATTTCTGCCGCTTTAGGTATCAGTTCTGGAGCGGCTTGTGATATTGCATTTCCTATCTGGGTAATAATCTGCAAGCCATAAGTAATTAACTGCGGCAATGCCTGCACAATTCCGGTGCTAATCGCATTTATCGCCAGACCTGCCACTACAATCAACTGGGGCAATGCAGATGTTAGTCCGGTAGCTAGTTGCCCAATGACTTCTACTGCCTCAGGAATTAATGTTGGGGCTGCCTGGGTGATAGATGTTCCTATTTCGGTAACAATCTGCATTCCACAGCCTACAATTTGCGGCAATGCTTCAACAAGACCAGAACTAATAGAACGTACCGCTTGTCCTGCCGACTCAATCAACCGCGGGGTTGCTGAGCTTATCGAACTTATTAAGGCCAAGATAATTTGACCACCTACAGATAAAAAGTCAGGAACTCCTTGCGTTATGCCAAGAAGTATATTGGTAGCTATTTCAGCTCCCATCTGAGTTCCTTGCTCTACCTGCCCTTGCATATCATCCCATAAATCGCTAAATAGTTCAGGAATTGTTGATGCTAAACGAGGGATAATTTCCCCTAAGTTTTTACCGATATTCTCCATCATAACCGTAATAGAGTCCGCAAGTTCTTCTGCGGTTCCAGAACCATTCAGAAAATTATCGTATGCAGCCTTAGCGCTATTCATTGAGCCTTCGATTGTTGTGGCTGCTTCCTTAGATGTCGTTCCTGTAATACCTAACTCTTTTTGAATGACATGAATTGCATTGTATACGTCCGCGAGATTACTAATATCGTATTTAACACCTGAAAGCTTAGACGCATCTGCAAGCAATCTTTCCATTTCCGATTTTGTGCCGCCATATCCAAGCTTTAAATTATCCAGCATTGTATAATTCTGTTTTGCGAATCCCTGATATGCATTCTGGATATCTACCATATTGGTCCCCATCTTATTCGCATTATCAGACATATCAATCATAGCCATATCGGCTACTTTTGCTGCTTTGCTCGTATCTTTTGCGCAACTCTGTAATAACGATGCTGAAAAGCTAGTTACATTCTGCATATATTCATTTGCAGACATTCCAGCCGTTTTATAAGCCTTATTTGCATTATCAATTACAGTCTTGGAACTTTTCTTGAATAATGTCTCTACCCCGCCAACATTTTGTTCCAGCTTGGAAACAGAATCTAAAGATTGTTTTGTCATCGCTCCCAATGCTGCACTCACACCAACAACCGCTCCAGCAGTTATTGCAAGTCCTTTTTTAGCAGCACCACTAATCTTAGAAATACCAGAATTAAATCCATCCGCATCAATCTTCGTATCAAATTTTAAAGAGCCATCGTAACCCATACACATTCTCCTTTCGAATATGCACGGCTCAATGGCTCACTAATGCACTATCATTTATTCTTTATTTTTATTTCTACCTCGCTTCCGCACTTTTTACACTTCAAAAAAACACCACTACTTCGAGCCGTGTTATCATAAATCAGCAAATGTGCTCCACAGTGCGGGCATGAGTACCATTTTCTCTCAAATGGAATTGCTTTTATATTCATATCAAAACATCATATTTCCAAAAGCATCTCCAATCTCTTCACTGGTTACAACCCGGTCAACAATCGCAATCTGCTTCTGGATTTTTCTAATCCTTTCTCTTTCTTCCTTATCTTTGATTTTACTTAAATCAATGCTTCTATAGCCCATCCGTTTCTTTAATTCACAATCTTCATTCATGCCGTCTATGAGCATCTGAAACTTCCACCAGTGCATATAAGGCACTTCTGTTAAGTCGATGCCATAGCATTCTAAAAAACCAGCTATGATATATGGCGCATCTTGATTGTATGATATTACAGGCGTATTATGCTGCTCCTCACTCTCCTGATCGTTTTCTTCCTCTCGATTGCTTCTCGTTTCCCGACCTCTATAATTCGTTACAAAGTCGGATAGTGCTTGCAAACATTCTGAAAATTCTCCGGCCGGTTCATCAAGAAACCATGACATAATGAGCTCTGCTTTCTCAATTGTATTGACTTCATCATCTTTTAAAAGATCTATAAGCTTTATATATTCCCGGAAGTCCGTTACAATCCGAACTCTTTTGTCATTTACGACTACATAATCCGGAAACGGTTCGTACAAAGGATTCATCGTTTACCGCCGTTATAGGATTTGAAATTCTTCTTTTTTCCTCTTCTCTGCTCTCTATTTGGTGCATACTTATTAGATATCTCAAAACGTCTTGCATTTGCTTTTTTAACTGCTGTCTGCATAAAGTTAAGGAAATTATCATAGACTTCATCACAAATTCTGGTGTTTTTCTTACCACCAAAGATTTTCTCTCCCGTTCCGTCTCCAAATACTCTGTCATAGAATTTGTAGTGAACATTGCAGTATCCTCTAATAAAATCAGGCATACTTCCTACTTTATCAAGACTATTTGCATCTGCATCCATCTGCTCAAAGGACTTCATTACTTTTTCAAAGATATCTGCATCTTCAAGATCCAATTCTAATTCAAGTCCATTAATCTTCCAAATTCTTTCATTGTCATTCTGGCTCATGGCTCAATCTCCTTTTTAATTTCATCTTCTACTTCCGCTGCCTGCACATCGACAGCCACATTAGGGTGTAACTGTCTCACTGAATGTACAAGTTTTACCGTCAGGAGATACTTTCGCATATCCCTTTACGATATCTGTTTTTACAGAAAAACTCCCTGAATACTGCAATGCATCTGTTCCATCTCCAGAAGAATCTGGCAGGATGGAATAGGTTCTCTTTCGTGCTACATACTCATCATCTTTCTTAGATTCTCCCTTGTCAAAGAAATCCACTACAACAATATCTCGTGTCTCTCCAGTAAGTTCATCGTCCTGGACCTTTGCGAGATCCGCCAGTACTGGATCATCAGAATGATGATCAAATCCATATTCCAAAGTTGTTCCGTATCCCGTTACGTCGCTGTCCTGGCTATCTTTATCAACATACTGACGCTCATATGTGATTGGGTTCTTTCCTTCCGTCAAGGATGTGAAATGCTCCATTCTGTTGTATGTAGAGGTTTCTTCACTACCAGAAACTGGAACGCCATAAAACGCAACTCTCTGGCTACGTCTAACTAATTTTGCTTTTGTCATGTTTATACCTCCTGTGTATAAAGAAGGCGGCATTCTATACGATACTGGGCATACTCGCCTTGTGCATCATATAGATAGCCGCTGTTTAATGTTTCTAATTCATATGGATGTTGTTTTTCATTTGGGAGATTTGGCATTTCTCCTTTTTCTGTCTGCTGTTCCATCCATTCTTCAAACGCTTGGTAAAATCCGCTGTTTTCGATATTGATTCTGGCATCTTCGTCATATTGCTCCTTGCTCGTAAAGGCAAACTGAAACTGTTTTTTCTTGCCACCATCAACATATTTCTGTAACACTGGGTCACAAGGAAGCGGGTCAAGAGAATAACTCATACTTTCTGACAAATGGTCTACATTCACCCTGTAATCATCAAGAAATGGGCAAGTCAGAATAAATGAACGGATAGCATCAATAATATTAACCTCCTGCATATTGCTGTGCTCCTTTCAAGATACTATCTTTATGCCTGTTTTTCATTCGCTCGAACCAACGCGACTTTTCTTTATGTTCATAGTACTGTCTACGAGCATAGGGTGTGATCTGATTAATCTCTCCGGAACCAATTACTGTTCCGAGGGTTGCTGACTTAATCAGCACCCCTGTTAATCGTGGCGTTTCTGGATTCATCCTTCTGATACATTCAGAATCAATAAATCCCTGTGCCTTACTAAAACCTGCTTCTCTTCGCCCAGAAAATCCTTGATTCCATTCCATCTTAGCTGTTACAGTCCCATTTGCAGTTTTTACCGTATAAATACTTCCCCGCGGAGTCTGAATTACAAAGTTTCTCTTTGCCGTCACTATACACCACCTACTTTTATGTGCTGGTTAGAGCCAAATATATTGTAATTTGCCGATGTAACTTTGCAATATTTCATGCCTTTTAAATCTTTGACCGATGTCACATCAATACCACACTCACCTTTTACGAGATAATCATCTTTTTTAATAACAATTGATGTATCTGGAATCCTAATCACGAAAACATCTGCGCTTTTCAATCCTTCTGTAGTAATCACAGAAGCTTCTGATTCATGCCACCAGACTTTATCAATAAATGTCTTTTTCCAGACATCCATTCTTTTCTCATTGTCATATTGCCGGCTATATAATGTCGCAGATGCATTTGTGATCATCCTGAACACCCCCTGCTTAATAACCCAGTGAGGACAAGATGCGGATATGCTGCAGCATACTGTTTCTTGCGAAGAATCACTTCTTTGATTTCTCCGTCTGTCTGCTCTGTTACATAGGTCACGCTATAACCATCTGTATTTTCAGATTTCTTTTCCCCTTCCGTAGAGCTTTCAGCTTTATAAATAACTTCCGCAACTGCACAGGCTGCAGCTTTCACTTCCTCTGGAATATTGTTTTCATCCACTCTTGAAAAAGTAATTGCCTTAATATATGTGCTTGCTCTTGTGATCACACGCTGGAACTGCTCGTTTGGGATAATATTACCGCCGTACTCTGTCATGTAAAATGCAAGGTCTGCATATCTTACCATAAAGTCACCGCCTATTCTCCTGCTTTTAATACAGCAAATGGACATCTCTTTGTTTTATCTGTTTTTAATGAGTTGATTGGGTTTGGAATCTCCCATCCAAGACGCATTACAGCACGAAGAGCAACCATATCATTCTGCATCAAGTTGTACGCAATCGTTCCGTCCGTATTCTGGACAACGCCCTCGGTAAATAACTTAAATGTAATATCTTGACGGATTGCATAAACAAGCTGACTGAAATCTCCGGAAATCATAAGGGCCTTTGATTTGTCAAACGCTCCATTGTTCGGGAAGTTCATTGGAGAACCATCTAAAGCATAATTGGTACTTCCCTGCATATCGCTCTTGAAGATTGGATTTCCGTTTGTATCTTTAAGGCCTCTTAATTTTGCACGCATAGAAATATCTGCCATATGTCCGTTTACAAAATAGCCGCAGTCTTCCACTTTCGCGATAACCCCATCTTCTGACATGATCTTGTCATACAAATCATCACCGGTGCCGTATGTTACTACGGTTCCTGCCTTTGTTGCAGTTGCAACTACTCCATCTCTCCATGTAGATGGCTTTTCTGTTCCAAACAGTACGGCTCCATCAATAACCTTTCCGAAAGCTTCCGTTACTCTTGGCTTTACCTCGGCCCAAATATCATATTCTGAATCATCAAGTACAGATTCTGGGATTGGAACAATAACCGCAATCTCTTCTGCTACAATAAACTTCTTATCCCATGCCTGCTTAGTTGTCTTTTTCTGGCCAGTATCACCATTTACAAAATAAGCGATTGGTAACATATCAAGAACCGGAACTTTATACTGCTTGCTTGTCATGTTGGCAAGCTTTCTTCCTCTTGACAGCACCGCTGACTGTGTGATTGTTCCCTGGATAATCTCATTTGCTTCCTGTACCGGAATCAGGGAATCCGCACCGCTACGGTCAATGATCGTCGCATCGCCCTCAAAAATTCTTAAGTTCATTCTTTCTCTTTTCAATTCATTCATCTCCTATCTTCTTGCCGCTGCACGAATCGCATCATTAATGGATGCATTTACATTTCCTCCAGATCCGTTAGAGTCGCTTCCTGTAGATGTAGATACTCTATAAGAAGAACCTCCCACAAATCTCGGATTCTCTTTTAAATACTTTTCCGCAGCCTTTTCAAATGTTGTTTTATCATCTACAAGCTTCGATACCTTAAACATGACATAATCAACATCTTCCGCTTTTACACCTTTCCCTGAAAGGAACTTCTCCTGCTTCATCTGCTGGGCTTCTTTAAGTGCCGCATCACGTTCCTGTTGCATCTGCTCAATATTCGGCTGGTTCTTTTTCTGCTGGGCTTTATAATCAGTAATTGCCTGGTTCACCTGTTCTTCTGACATACCCTGCTGCTGAAAGTATGATTTTAATGCAGAACGCTCTGCCCTCTCTGCTCTTGCGTTAGCAATTTCCTCTGCCTGCGCGTAACTGTAAGTCGGCTGTCCACCGCTCCCAGCATTATTCTGATTATTGTTATCTCCTCCAGCACTTCCTCCCGGTTCTCCGGCACCAGCACCACCGCTGTTTTCAAAAATTCTTAAGTTCATTCTGTTCTTTTTCATGATAAATACCTCCATACATGAGTGTTATTCCAGAGCTTTTTTCGTCATCATGTTTTGGACATAATAAAAGCACCCTTCCAGATGTTTAGATGAATCGTATGCAATTATATTCCTGGTTAATATCTGTCATTGCAAGGAACCAGGAATCAATTAATAGCTTTCCTTTCTCGGACAACTCTTTCCACTCAATTAATGCGGATCCGCTGCCTAAGTCTGTTGTTATCTTATCTTCTGTCAAATCCTGCAATGAATTAATCAAACTGTTTGTCAATGCCGAAACAGCCGTACACGCTCGGTCAATTCCGTCTTTACCCTTTCTTCCAGCGTGTCCCTTTAGTTCTACCTTGTTCTTTCGAACGCTTACTTCAATCAAAATAACCCTCTCCTTTCTCAAAATAAGTATAAAAATAACACGCATTTCTGCGTGCTGTAATCTTATTCACTATATTTGCACATCTGGCATTTTTCTCTTGCTGCCTCGATATCTTTTACTTGTGACAATTCTTCTACTGAGGATACCTTAAAAAATCTATGCAGGCACATCATAGAATCATAACACAAATCTGGATGAACGACCTTGCCGTAAACAGGGCAATAATGTTCCTTATCATAATTAATCTCATTATCTGACATATTTCTTAATCACCTCCAAGATTCTTTCTGTGTTACTATCAAAATCTTCTTTTTTCCATGCCGTTTTATAAATCCAACCTTCATCAGTCTTTGTGATAACACACACACCGTCTTTACTATAAAAAGCTTGCCTCTTGCCGCCCCATTGGTTCAACATTATATCCGCATTTTTCATATAGCTTCTGATTTCATCATCTGTTATTTTTCTTTTTAACATCCTCTGCATGATATGATACGGCTCATGTTTTCCTTCTGGCAAGATGAAAGCTTGCTTGCATACCGGCGGTAATACAATCCCTTTTGCTAGTTTCTCTTTTTTCAAAGTATCGTAAACATCATAATATTTCTTACTGCTGTTAGGATACTTCGTCAGATATTCTTTCAACCCTTCTAAGTATTTCCACTTTTCGCTATTATTATATTTTATTTGTCCAAATTCTGCAAGGGAGCCTGCTGCGTCTCCTATCGCATTTTTATATCTTCTGTACTGTGCAATATCTCTTCCAGCATTTTGAATCATCTCTGGTGGAAATTGTTTCACAGCTTTAAGACTTCGCGGAGCTACTCTCCCTCTCATATCAAGATAGATACGCTCTCGCTGCTGTTTTAACCCCATCCGTTTACTAAATCTTGCATACTCACTTAATTGAGCCTGATATTTTGCTTTATGCAGCATAACTTCATCTTTATCCGCTCCGCCGCTCTCCATCAGTTTTACTTTCTGCCGCTGCGCTCTCATGGCTGTTTCCATTTTTCTCTGTTTTTGTCTTGCTTCATAAGCCGTATACGCCTTTCCATCAAAGCTTTGGGGAGTATTGTCCTTCTTGTTCTGCTCATCCAGCCATTCATCTGTATAATTTCTTACCGAAATGCCTGGAAAGAAAGGGTAATACATATGATAACAGTTTGCTCCAAGAAGTCCCGTTACTGTCCCTAAACCACAAACAGAAACAAGCTGCTGCTTCGAATATACTCTGCCCTGCCACACTGCATGGGTTGGTCTTGCTCCTGCGTGCCAGTCTACTTCAAAGTATTCTGTTCCAAGCTGCTGTGCATGGTATTCATTAATCTTCCCACAAACCTGTGCTACTCCTGTCAAAACTGCTCTTCTGGCAGCCACATCAACCCTGTTGGTCCATCCAGAAGGATAGTCAATTGTCCTCATACCACTGTTTGTTAGTTGTGTAACCGTCCTTCTTAAAACGCTGCCATAATCAAATGCCCCAGAAACAATATCATAACAGGCATTATCTAAATAACCGATATAAATCTGTGATAATGGAGTAACAACCATCTTTCCATTATAGTTTAAATAAAAGCCAAGCGAATTTGTTATGTTTTCTAAGTCTTCCCGGCTTTGCCTGATGATTGCTTCTACTTGCTGCTGCATCTGCTCATTCTCTTCGTAAGGGATAAATTGTGCATTAACCTGCTCGTATATGTCTTTATTCCGGACATATACCCAGTCAATGACCTTATCATACAGCTCAAACATTTCTGGGTAAGAAGCATTCAGTGTGTCCTTTATCGCTTTTTCAATGTCTTCCGAAGAATACCCAAGAATCTTTAACCTGTTTATCTGCCAGTCGGCTGTGCTGGTGATTTCTCCTGTTTTTCTTATTCTTCTTACGATATCTTTCATGATGCGTTCTTCCAAATCAGTAAAGCGTGCTGCTATTTTATCAGCTATCTTGTTTTTATATTCATCTCTCATCTTACTCCATCACCTGATTTTGCTCCGGAAGATTCTTTCTTGCCTGTTCCACAGTTTCACCGTACCATTTCGCCCGGTATTCTTCTATCGCCATTGCTCCTATGGCTACATCTTGCATATCCTGCTTTCTCTCCGTCTCTTTATCCTCAATGATAGAATCATCAAATTCTATCGTGATATCTGTATCCTCGTTAAGCGGCTCTTTTAAGACAATCCCTAATCGGATAATAATCTTAATCAACCGCTTCAAGGCATCTTCCAGGATAATCTCATGTTTTTTAATCATCCGATACATATCAGAGTTCTCTGAAATGATTTCTGTTGCTGTCTTCACTCCAGAAGATTCAAAGCGATACCTGTTCGTACCAAAGCCGCACTTTAATGATAAGTAATTCAAGTCGTCATTAATTGCTGCACTGTGCGCTTCTGTCCGAATCTGCATATCAATATCTTTGATAAGACCCTCTTTCCCCCTGTCGTAATCTTCTGGCAGGTTATAAAAGATTCCTTCTTCTGGGTCGAAGGCAAGGGTTCCATCCACATTATGCAGCAGTTCCGGTGCAACAAAGATTCTCTTCCGGCCAAGTAGGAACTCATTGCAATAAGAATCAAATTCTATGTCTAACTTCTTTAAGATATCTATCGCATTCGCAAAGATAGCGATTCCCATCGGGTTACTCTCATCTGCATTATTTGTTATATTCAAACGGTCAATAACAAACTGTGGCTTATCGCTGCCTGTGTGTACCTGCCTTGCCATATTTGCAAAAGGTTTTAATTTTCTCCATTCTTCCTCTGGAAGTTCCGCTCCTTCCTGACTTCCACTCACGCATTGAAGCACAGTGTTTTCAATCACATATTCTTCGCCTTGAATCAGATGTGATTGTACCTGCACATATTTCTTTCTGTTTACTGTGTGTGGAAATAAAAAGATGCACTCTGTAACCTCCCCATTGTTCCAACTGACAGGGTAGATATTTGGTGCATCCACATAATTCATTTTAATATTACCTGAAAGAATTTCTCCATCTTCCGTTATTTCCATGTTATCCAGATACGGAATGTATGCCACTGTACCGGAATAAGCTTTCCGCTCCTGGTAGTCGTTACCTTGAACTAAAAAATGATTCTTATCTAAAATCTTATGTACAAATTCATTTGTTCGCTCATTATCAAGAGTAATCGTTACTCTCTCATTTAAAAGCAGATCCGCAATATCTTCCGAAAGCTTCTTTGCCATGCCAAGGCTCTTACGGTCGCATCTTTTATAAGTACCTCGTCCTGTATAGACTTTGTAAAAGGAAAAATTTCGTACCTTGCCGTTATACCAGCTTGTCCATTCCTTGATTTTCCGATAGAAGGACGCATCTACAGTATCTATTCCTTTTTTCTTAAAATAACTAAATATGTTCAATTTTCTGCACCTCCTCCGCTTCTTCTATCGGAAGCCAATATTTTATCCTATCCCACGCACCCATAACGGCATAGCGTATTGCATCCATCGCGTGATCTTTTTCTTTTATCGGTACTTCTTTTCCTTTTTCTATGGATTTCTTATCATATTCATACGTACCAAACTCTTCGATTGCTTTCTCCTGATGAGGAGATATACTCATTATTTCAAAAACTAATGCTTTTTGTACACGACTAATCCCCAATGCCACCTCGTTCTCTGCATCTCTCATAAATACAGTATAATCTAAGTTTCTCGTGGCTCTCCTTATCTCTTCCGCTAACCCTTTTGCAGACGGGTCAAGAAAGATATAAAATACTCGGTTCTCATACTGTTTATGAAGCTCATCCATGAAATCCACCAGATCAGCTGCATATTCCGAGGGGCTTTTCTGCTTGCCGCTTTCTCGGCCACTATAATAATACTCTGCTAACCCCGGAAACTTCTTTCTATATGTATCCAACCCAAAAGCCTGAAATGTTGTTGCATTCTGTTGTCCATAGTCACCACCAATGTAAATACGGTCATATCTCCTATCAGCTTCTGCCTTCTGCCTGTGTCTATCGCTAAACATATAATAGATAAGTTCATCGACACCAACTGCTTCGCCTAGCCATGTCCAACGATACATCTTAATATCTGTTTGCTTCATGATTTCTGCAGAATCAATCAAATCCTGCCCCAGCCAATCCACCGGCACATCTCTGTAATCTGTATGTACATGAATGCAGTCTGGCCGCTTCTCCATTTCCTTACACCAAAGGTTTACCGGTGCATTTGGGTTCTTAGGTGGGTTATATAAATAAATCATCTGGAAGCCGGCTTTATTTCCTCTTACGAATGTCGCTTCTATATTTGCAAGTTCATCCGCTCCATCTCCATCGTCAAAAAACTCTGTCAGCTCATCCAGGACAACCAACTTAATTGGCTTTTCTTCATCAATGATACCTTTTGTATCATCTATGCCATCTGATCCAGAAAAGTATATTGTTGTTTTATACTTTTTGTAGGTAATCTCCATTGGGCTTTTCGTAATATGAAAGCGGTTCTTAGGAATCTGTAAGCGGTTAAGCCCTCGGAGCATTTCTTTGTAAACTGTCTTTCGCAGCTTATTATGATGTTTACGAAGAACAACTACGGAACTATGGGGATCCGCAACAATTTGATAATCTGTCTTAATTGCTGCGAAGCTTGACTTTGTTCCAGCACGCCCAGAAGTGAGAATAATATGCTTATGTTTCTTGTCGTTGAATATCGGAAGATACTTCGGTATCACTATGTCCGATATTCTGACTTGCCTTTTCGTCTGCGTCATTTATAATCTCAACTCCATCCTCCAAATTGTCTGTTGGTTCGGTAGATAACCGCTCCGTCTTCGCCCTGATCTGCTCAATCCTAGCCTTCTGCTCCTCTGTTGCAAGTTCATAATTGCTATGCAGCAGTTCATCATATTGTTTTATCAAGGACCTTAATTCTCCTTGTGCCCTTGCCTGTGCTTTTAAAAATGTTGCCTGTTTATCCCATGCCTGTTGTACCTCCCATTTTTCACCTATAACATTTCCCTCTTTTTCCTCTATCTTTTCAATCGTCTTATCCTCGTGGTCCTTTACATACATGATCTGCTGTGCTCTTACGATGGCTGCATAAGCAATCTGTATATTCTCCCAGAGAATATCTAAAGGGCCCTTCTTTTCAATCTCCTGGATAATAGAAAAGGTTTCTTCCGGAAGATACTTCGAGAAGAAACCATGCTTTTCTGCGTTTTTATTTCCTGGTGGGCCAGTTGCGTTTTTATTCCCCGGCTGCCCACCTCTTTTTGTTTTCGCAACGTTGCGTTTTTCTTTTGCAACGTTGCAATCCCATTTATATCTATTTTTCCAACTTCGGACCGTTCCTTCTGGTACACCTAATCGATTTGCAATCTCAATTAGTTTCTGCCCTTTTTTGTATAACTCTTTCGCTTTAATTATTCTTTTATCAGGCTTTCTCGGCATTTATCACCACCTCTTTATTCGTCGTTTCGGAAATATTCCCCTCCAGGAATCGAACCTGGGACATTGTTTTATGCTCTACCACTGAGCTAAGGGGATAAGAAAAGCACCCCGAAGGGTGCTATCAAATACTTATTCTAATATATTATGTATCAAGTCAAACATTCTACTTAATACAATAAATAAGTTCAATATTAAAGTCACAGAGAAATAATAAATAATATAGCTATCTAACTCTCCATATTTTTTTGAAAATATAGTCATAAAACAAAAAAGAAGTATAAAAATACTATTCATTATCTCATACATTAATAAATAAAACGTTTCATTAATTAATGCTTTTATATGCTTACTTTTAGTTGCATCTATATCTTCTTTGCATTTGTATTTTTCTCTTAAATCTATGATAACCTGTATCAATGTAAAAAACATTGCCGTTAAAATAGAAATTATAATTGTTATAATATTAATAGTAGAATCATCTATTTTATTTTCCCTAACTGCTATATATGCTAAAATTATAGGTAATACAAATACTATACATATTGTTATTTTGCTTTTTCGAAAACAACTTGTGTACTTTTTTATGATATCTGAAAAATCAAAAAAAGTAATATTACTTTTCTTTCCAATAATAAACAATATTAAGATACTAATTATTAAATAAATAGAATTATTGTTCTTTAGGATGTCTCTGAATAAATGTAAATATTTTTCCATCACGACGTTCTCACCTCTTCCAAAAATTCTAATGCATTTTTTCTTATTTCACTTTTTACCAAAGCGTATTCTGGATGATCCCCCCTTCCTTCCATTTCTTTTGTAATATCAATTATTGGAACAATTTTACTTATATTATTCAAGTTAAATGTCCGTTTTCTATTGCCTATCTTAAATTCCATTTTCATTTCGTCATAAATAAAATTTTCATCTGCAATAATTTCTTTTAATCCATTTTTTCCATGTAAAAATCCTAAAATTGCATCTTTCTTCTTTCCGATAAATCCAGTTGGTCCATAGTAGATGCGTTCTTCCTTTATTTCTATTCCTTCGTTAACAGATAATGCCTTCCTGGTATCTAACGGAGCTTGGAAACAAATTAATTTTATTTTTTCCAAAACCCCTCTCTTCATCACCTTTTCTATATATTCTGTTGGAAGTAAGGCTCCCATATTAAAATCTATATCTGGATACTTCTCTAAAATATACTTCCTTAACCTTTTTTTCAAAACTGCTTTTCATTCCGAATCTTCCCTCGGTTTGAAATATTATAATTCCATTATCTCTATCGCCGGCAGGAATCAGCATGCCAAAAACAAACGGTATCACTTCTGCTTCATTACTCGTTTTATTATGTGACACTTTTCCCGTTCTTGAGTCTACTAATTCACTAGCTGTTCCATAATCCCCTGTTTTTATCTGACCAAAAATGCACTTATAGTCTGGTCTTCCATCTTTATCCTTCTTATCTGTCCTATCTGTTTTTACAGTGGTAAAAATATTCTCTGATTCATCATCACGGTCATAAGCCCCCTTCATTTCATTCAAAAACTCTTCAACTATATCGACAAAAGACTTATTATTATATATTTCGTTTATATTTATATATTTTTGTTTCATATTTTTACTATGTACATTTATCATATAAACTGATAAACCAATCTTTTTCATATTTTCTCCTCCGTAAAACTTTTTCTTCTATTCTACTACATAGTCTGATGAATTTCTACAATATTATAAATTTTTTGTACATCAAAAAACACCCCACATTTCTGTGGAGTGCCTTCTGAAAAATGTTTTACAAAGGAGAACTATTTATCCTGTCTTCTCAATTTTAAATTTTAACACACTTCATCGTAACATGTGTAACATTCGTAACAAACTTTCATTTTTCTTCGAAAAATCTTTTAAGTTCCATCTTTAACCCTCCGGAGGTACTGCCTTTCATCCGATCGGCTACTTCTTCCCATGTAAGTTTTTTCTCATATCGGAAGCGGATAATTCTCTGGATACGGATTGGTGCCTGGTTAATGACTTCTAATGCCTGCAGTCTGACGCTGTTTGCCTTTTCTCTCCGCTTGAAAAGAATATCTTTTTCTTTCGTTAAGCGTTCATTGCGTTTCTCATCATACGCAAGTCCTTCGATGTTAAAGGACTGTTGTGTATATGGATGCTCATTCATGCTGCCTTTTACCTTGTCAGAAGTGACTACAGACTGTTTCTGTTCAAGCTCTGCAATATCATCCTCCGTCTCTCTGACTAACTCGCAGGCATCTACATAATCATTGAGAATCTGTTTTATGTTCAAGATAACCACCTCCCGCTATCTATAAATCTTGCCTGTTTTCTTATCTCTGAGTTTAATCCGTCCAAATACTTCAAATTCATCTATTGCCGCTACTGCTTTCATAGCATTAATTGTTCTTGTTACCGAATCTGGCGGCTTATCCGCTGCCTTAATCGCATCGTGTGCTGTCTTATCTCTATAGTGTTCGTGATTTCGTGTATCCATCCTACCGCCTCACTTTCCCTTTGCAGACATTGCAGTATTTACCGCTTTTTCTATTTGTTTCAAATATCTTAACTGATTCTGGATGTATGTATCAGAGTCTTTGCCTCCGGCTGCTCTCCAGTCAGCTATTCGCTTATTAACATCTTGCAGTACATTAATCGGAATCATATCAAGATTAATATCTTCAAGGCTAATCTGCTCCATCTTTTTGCTCCTCTCAAATATGCTCATGCAACTCCGGTGGTCCGAACGACTGAGGCTCCAGCTCCATCAAAGCATTATATCTCTCAACATGTTCATCTGGTGTAATCTCATCGTTCATAAGCTCCTGCTCCAGCTTGCCATATTCGGCATCTATTCTCTCTTTAAATTCCTGACGGCTTATTTGTCCTTCAATGAGCATACGCTCTAAAATTCTGTATTCATGGCTCATAAATCACCTCATTATCCTAGGTTCTTCTAATCTCCAGTCCGATGGATAATTTCCTACCTCAAAATAGCACGTACCTGCATCACTTCCCATCGGGCATTTCCGACATCCCTCATCATCCTGATAATAATCACAAGCTTTTTGGATATAAGTTAGCGCTCTATATAATTTCCGATAATTCACTTCCATCTCCTTACACCTCCTTCTTCGCTCTCTTATTTACCTGCTTCGTATGCTCTGCCCTGCTTGCATGGCTGGTTCATTCCCTCGCAACGGTCTCTTTCGGGACATTTCACACATGGATTAATCATCTGTTTGCTCCTTTCCTCTTATTCAGCTTCTCTGCATATTGTTTTAATAAAATATCACAATCTACAGAGCAACCTTCCTGACAAAATTTTTCTACTTCCTTGTCTGTTAATCCGTATTCCTCTTGCTTATTTTCGAATAATATTGGACATGATCCTGTCATAATACTAATCTCTCCTCGTCTTTCATAGAATCATCTGGTCTATACGGTTCTGGCAGCGGCATCCATGCTGTTACAAAACAACCTAAAGATGCATATGTTCTGCCTGTAAATGGAGCATAAAAAGCTCCTCCCTCATCATCTACTTTCCAAGTGCCTACAAGCGGCTCCTGCTTCTCATTTGCAAATGATAACAATACATGTTCTCCGTTCTCAGGTGTTTTTTCTTCTAACGGTATCCATTCACAAATTTTAGGCTGCTCTTCAATCAGCTTAATTACGTTTGTGCCTACAAGTAATCTCTCTTCACATTCCTTAATGAGTCTTTTTTCGTCAATCATCTCTTTCTTCTCCTTTCTGCAGCTTTTCGCATATCTTCCCAATCCTTTCTTAAGTCTTCTGGGAATACTTCCGGATTAACTACTTCTTTTCTGGCTTCCAGCTCTGCTCTAATAAACTTTTGTTTTGTTAATTCTGTTCCTGCTTTTTCTAAGATATGCAGTGCTGTCTCTAAGTCTTCTTCTGTCAGCTTCGGATCACAAAGAAATGAAGTCAAATAGGGGGGCTCTGCTTCTAAATCATGTAAGCTTCTTTCGATGATTCTTCTGACATTGTCTGTGTAAGCCTCAAGAGGGATATCTATTTCAATCTTCTTCATTCTTCCTCCTCGATGTATTCCATCTGGCTTGCAGAAACTTCGTAAGCTATCTTATCAACTACCTTACCTTCTCCAATTCGTTTCTGATATTCTCTGCTTTGAATACGTCCCCGTAACTGAATCCTGCTTCCCACTGTAAGGTTACCTGCATATCTCGCATTACGTCCCCAACATATGCACGGAATATAATCAGACTTGCCATAAGCCCTGTTTACAGCCAATAACACATCTGCAATTTCTCTTCCAAGAGGTGTTGTTCTATATACTGGCTCTTTACAGATATATCCATCAAGAAAAATCGTATTTGGATTTCGATTCTCTATACTGTCGATGAATTCAAGTTCCATCACGAATAAGGATAAAATCAGATGACTTCGATTGCCTTCTTGTTTGTTATACGAACGGAACTGTCCACGAGCTTCCAAAAACTGACCTATATGCGATTCACTCACATCAATAAGCCGTTCTGATACAAGTAACGGAATAATATCACTTGAGTGACTAAGTCTGCTCACTTTTAACTTCACAAAATAAAATCCTTCGCCAAAAACTTCATGGCTAAATTCAAAATCAGAGATAATTTCTCCTGCAACTACTGCCTGGTTATTTTTTAAAATTTTTTCTGTCATGTTTACTCCTTCTCCCCGGCATTGCCGGGGAATCAATGGCATATAGCTCCGTGTTCGCACATGGAGCGGTTAACAAGTTGCTGTAATGTAAAAATCCTCTAAAGAGGCGTGTCCAGCTTTAAGCGACTAAAATATTCTTCTATCTTTTCTGCTGTTTCTTCTGGATTCTCTGTATCAAAGGCAATATTAGCAATCTCTTTCATATGTCTTAAGTCTTCTCTCAAAACTTCTTCTTTTATTCCTTCTACAATCAGCACGAAATCCATCATGTAGTCCGCAAGATTCCCTTCCATCTCTACAGTCAATTTTTCAGTGTCTGTTTTTATCATTGTTATCTACCTCCCGTGAGCCTCTCTTCCAGTGCACCGTAATCATATTCACGCTGCTCAAAATTGTGAAATCCATTCCTGCTTGCCTGCTGCTTAGCGGGGTTCTCCTGCTTGCTATTACGTTCCCAAGTTCTCACACACGCCTTCCAGTCTTTCATTTTGTTCTTCCCCACCATCCAGTTCTTCGATGTGTAAAAATCTACGAAATACTCCGCATCGATGCTGTTGCCTCTTTGCTCACAGTAGTCCCTCACTTCCTGAATAGTCGGTGGTTTGAAGATTGTGCGTGTTTTTTTAGATATATCGTCAGATATATCTTTTTTTATCTTAGTCTCTGTCTTATATCTATTTATGTCAGCCTTTTGTACTTCCTTTGTGCTTCCTTTGTACTTCTTTTGTACTTCTTTTGTACTGTCATTTGTATTGTACAAAATGCAGTACTTAGTGCATGTCCCTCGCTTTTTTGAAGATATAAAATCAATCAACCCAAGTTGCTTCAACTCGTTCCTGGCACGAATAAAGGCTTTCTCACTAATACCCATTCTTTCGCTCAGACTTACGTTAGTGCGAGAGAACCATTGTTCCCAAACGCACCTATTGTTGATCATTAAAAGTGTATGAAAAAGCAATTGCGCATTTCCAGAAACGACGTTGCACTCGCAAAAATCGTAAAAATTATTGAGCATATCTAAATATGTCATAAGACTCCTTTCAGGACTCAATATTTAATTTTCTATGATTTGTTTTCTAAGTTACTTATAGTGACCTCCACTCTTGGAGAGTCTGAATAAAATTTCTCCATGGATAACGAGACAATCTGCGTATCATCATGATAAGCAACTTTATTTAACGCATCCAGGATACTCTTAATAACATTATCTAAATCCGGTTTCTTCGTTGGCCGGATAAGACCGGCAAGCATCTGCTGCCGCTTTTTCTTACTGGTGCTCTTTGTTATCGGGTAATATGCAACAATCGTAGCCCGAAGCTCCTCATCCGCACCAAAGGGCCGAACCCCAGTCTGGTAATAGCAGGTCTTTATCAGATTCTCATAAAGTACCGTTCCATCTGGAGTATAAGAAAATGTACGACCATCCTTTGTTCGGACAGTCCGAGCCCTGGCCTTTCCTTTCGGAGGGCCGGGCACTGTAAAACTGATACTACTCATTGCTCACACCTTCATCCCCTGATGTTTCATCAGAAGGCACTTCGCTATACTCTGCATCTACCGTCTCTACTTCCTGCTCGTTTACAACCTCTGACATATCGACAGATAACTCTGATTTGATGCTTTCATCCGAAGTAATCGCTCTGGCAAAGTCAGCTTTCACTGGAGCATATTTAAGAACTTTCTTAATTACTGTCTTCTTTGCCATTTCCTCATAATTTTTCTTCCAAGGAGAATAGTTGCTAGAAAAAGACTGACTATACTTTCTTGCGTGCTGATCGATATCTTCTTTGCTCATCACTTCGAAGCCAAAACCACCGTTTTTAGACTTCCAGAAGGCGTATACAAGGAGAAGCTCCCCTCTATCTCTCGTAGCTGGTTTATGTACAAGCTTCGGATTTAATCCAAGTTCATATTCAAACTCATCATTCCCATAAACACAATGAGCCTGTACCGTCTGGATATCCTCATTTCTGTATACCATATCAATCATTCCGCGGTACCCAATCTGAAACTGACATTCTAATCTTCCTTTATTCTTAAACGGAATCAAATAGGCCTGTCCAAGTGGGGTGTTTGGTTCTAATCCAAGTTGTGCTGCGTTCATCAGTGCAGATAAAAATGTAATCTGACTACACTCTGCAAGTTTCGGAGTTGTATTAACTGCCGAAAGAGCCATTCTTGTAAATCTTTCTGGTGTGATTACTTTCGGAAGGGCTTTTTCAATTTCTGGCTTCATTGCATTAATCATATCCGCAATGTTCATGCCCTTTGTAAGCTTTGTTTTCTGGTTATTCTTTTCGACTAACTGTTCTTTTACTCCCATGTTAAATCCTCCTTATGCAATGCCTTTTACAGTGAATCGTCTGCTTTTTCCTACATTAATACAGTCTTTATAAACTTCTGGATACTCTGACTTCAATTTCTTTGTATCAACTCGCTTACTCTCTACTGTTTTCCACTTCACTTCATATGAGTTACTATATGCCGTTTCTGCTTCTTGCATATATTGTTTAACTTCCTGCTCAATTTGTTTCTTCTCAACTCCAAGCTTCTTTTCCAAGACGGTGATCTCTTCTCTTCTTTTCAAAGCTCCGTCATATGTAGTAATATCAACAGATTGCTCTGGATCACTGTCTGCATATCTGGAATTGATATAAGAATCTACAGAAGAAGAACCATCTGGCGCCGGCATAACATTTGCAATTACGTTATTCTGCCAGAAATCTTTTTCCAGCTCTTCAATCGTGGCAATCAGTTCCTCATCTCGCTCGATGCGGTGCCAGATAAACTCCTTGCCAAGAATTACACAGGCAATATACCAAGCATCTGCTCCGGTTACTGCCATATAGTGATTACATTGCACTTCATATTCTGGCGGGATAGAACCGTCTGCCCATTTATCTGCAGAAAAAGCCGATGCTGTTTTACATTCAAGTCCTGCATTTTCCCCAACGACCAGGCGGTCTACATTGGCAAGCATAAAAGGAAGTTCGGAATGAGAAAATATCGCATTTGCCCGTCTTACTTTCTTTCCGGTTTCCTCACAAAATCTTTCTGCTACATACTGCTCCAGATCTCGTCCCTGTCTCATTGCTTCGTTATCAAACTCTGATGTCTGTTCTGTAGTCTTGTCTAAAAATACGGATACAGCACTTCTATATTTATTTACCCCACAGATAGCTCCGGCATCGGAACCACCGATGCCTTTCTTTCGATAACGCAGCCATTCTTCATGTGGCATTTCTAACGTACTTACTACTTTATTTAACTTCATATTGCTTACCATCCTTTCTACACATTCATGCTATGATACAGGTTTGTTTAATCACTTTGCTTTTGTTCTTTGCATAATTTTCTGCTTCTGCCATTGTTCCGTAGAAACATTCTAGATTTCCATCTTGCCAGCGAATTATTTTCACTGGATTTCCTTTATTTTTCTTGGAATACTCCATTTTTCTGCATATCCATTGCAATCCACCATTCCAGTGCAGCTTTCCGTTCTAAGAGGCGGGGCGATGTAGGCTGTAGTTCAAGAGCAGATTCCGTCTGGTTGTACTTGTGTAATACAAAATTAATTATCATGTTTCTCACCTGCCAGTTTTTCAAGATACAAAATGCATTCATTATATGTAGCTTTCTGCTCCTCTGGTGCGTTATTATGCAAGA